CTCTTTAGGTTAACACCTTGGGAATAAATAACGGGGGTAAATTATAGGCATAAAAAAACCCCCCTGAAATTAATCAAGGGGGTGGGGTCGTATGGTCTTTTATTATTTAGGTTGCAACCAATTATCAGGATTGCTTAACATTGCAAGAGCGTTTTCATGTTTCCTAATTCTTCTTTTTTCTTTTTGGATTTCTCTTCTTTCAAGCTCTTCTTTAATGTAGTTATCAAATCTTACACTATCGAAGTTTTTACCATGATTGATACAAAAAGATTTTATTTCATATAAAGCGTGTTGAGTAATAGCCGTTAAAGGGTTTTCTTCTTTACTCTTATTATCGCATACTTCTTGAATTGATGCCGATACTTTAGCTAATGAAATAAAGTGTTTCTTTGTTAGTGTCATTTTTTACCATCCTTTTTAAATAGCCAGAATATCCAATTAAAGATATTCGAATTAATTGCCTAGATTTTATTAAATTTTTAATGAATTTTAAACAAAAAAAAACCCCGCAATAAATCAATAAAGCGGGGTATTTTGGGAGGGGTCTTTTATCTTTTAGGGTATTCTAATCGAGTGATAAAAATAGTTAGGGGTAAAAATCTAGTTCCAGCTCTACGACCATAAACTTTTAATTTTTTATTGTGCATTTTATCGGCAATAGTAAGCCTATCTTTTTTTAATAATGTTATTGGAACACAATCTCTATCAAATCCCGTTCCGTCATCACCGCTAATTTCAGTTATAAACATAACTTTTTTAGCGTCCATTATTTCATTTGTTTTAATTAATGTTTCGTACATGTTTTTTATCCTTTTCAATATTTGTTAATTAACAATTAGAGAATACTAAAATATTGATAGATTTTAAACAAAAAAAACCCCGCAAAAAAGCGGGGTCTATAACTATTTATATA